TTGAGATTGTATGTATCTAACAACATCTTCAAAGCGTATGTACGTTCGCTTGCGGGGTATGGCGCTGCTGGTCTTGGTTCTAACGGTTTCGAAGGAAAAGGAAATATGTGGTACACTACAGGAGGAGCTTTATACTTCGACGGTATCCCAGTTGTAATGGTTCCAGGTATGAGCGCTAACACTGCTATCTTAACTACTATTGACAACTTGTATTTTGGAACTGGTTTGCTTTCAGACCACCAAGAAGTTAAAGTCCTGGATATGAGTGATTTAGACGGTTCGCAAAATATTCGTGTAATTATGCGTTTTTCTGCAGGTGTAAACTATGCGTTTGCTGCAGAAATCGTAACTTACGGGATTGTAAACTCGGCTAACTAATAATTGAATTACTAACTTATTAAGGGGTGGGTTAACACCCGCCCTTTTTTATAATAAATAGAAAATATGGCATGTGATATAACAGCGGGCCGTTTAGAGCCATGCAAGGACACGGTAGGAGGACTAGATGCGGTTTATTTTATCAACTATGATGATTTGCCTGCGGATGAAATTACGCTTGACGTAGATAGCCAAGTTACAGCAATAGGAGGATTACCTACCGCGTACAAATTTGAAATTAAAGGAACGTCTAGCCTAGAGAGTGCGATTAACTCCTCTCGTGAAAACGGAACAACTTTCTTTGATCAAGTGTTAAGCTTATCATTGAAGAAGCAAGACTTAGCAACGCACAAAGAGGTAAAACTTTTAGCATACGGACGTCCTAAAATCGTTATTAGAGACAATAACAATAACTTCTTTTTAGTAGGTTATGAACACGGAGCAGACGTTAACGGAGGTTCTATTGTAACAGGTGCAGCTTTTGGAGATTTTAGTGGTTATAACTTAACTTTTCAAGCAATGGAGAAACTACCACCATTGTTTGTAAACGCTAGCTCAGACCAGACATTGGCTGACTTAGGGATGAATATCCAATTGGGTGATGGGACAACTGTTACACCTTAAATTTCATAGTTTAATTGTTTATAAGGGGGCAGCTTTCGGGTTGCTCCTTTTTTTATTTGAAACAAAATGAGCTTTTAACGTATATAATTTATGATAATACTAGAAGAGACAGGAACGGCTCAAGGATTTAAGATTATACCACGTGAATTAGTCGCGGACAGCATGGTTATCACAAACGAGCTTACGGACGTATCTACGACTTATGCCATTACACCAACGGTAGATAGATATTATTTAGTAATAGATGAAATAATTAATTTGAAAGAAGGTAACTTTTATACGTTGACTGTGTTAAATAGTACCGATGTAGTTTACAAAGGTAAAATTTTTTGCACAAATCAAAGCGTAAGCACCTACTCAATAAATACCAATGAATACACCAGCTATAGCAGCACAAATGACTATGTGACTTATGAGTGATATTAAAATATTTAATTTAGTTGCTTATCAGCAGCCAGAGATACAGGAAGATACCCGCAATGAATGGGTGGAATACGGTGAAAATAACGACTACTACAATTTCCTTATAGACAGGTCTCGGAAATCAACGACGAACAGCGCCGTAATCAATAATATTTCGCGTTTAATTTACGGACGCGGTCTTCATGCTATTGACGCTGCTAGAAAGCCGTCTGAATACGCTGCTATGCGTTCTATATTTAGTGCTGAGTGTTTACGCAAAGTGATTAAAGAGCTTAAGATGTTAGGTGCTGGACACTTTCAAATTCATTACGACAAGGAACATACTAAAGTTATTAAAGCTTACCATATACCTACTAACTTGATTAGACCTGAGAAGTGTAATGCTGAGGGAGATATAGAAGGCTATTATTATTCCGACAACTGGCAGGACACTAGAAAATTCGCTCCTAAGAGAATACCAGCTTTTGGTACTTCAAAAGAAAAAATAGAAATAATATGCATTAAAGATTATGCTGTAGGTGTTAAGTACTTCGGGGAGATTGACTACCTCGCTGCTGTACCTTACGCAATACTAGAGGAAGAAATTGGCGATTATCTGATTAACGAGGTACAGAATGGCTTTAGCGGGACTAAGGTAGTTAACTTCAATAATGGAGTACCGGACCAAGAGAAACAAGAGGAGTTAAGCAGAAAGGTATTAAACAAACTTACAGGTTCGAGAGGACAAAAAGTTATAGTGGCTTTCAACAGTAATGCAGAAAGCAAGACAACAGTAGATGATATACCTTTAAACGATGCACCTCAGCACTACGAATATTTAAGCAAGGAAGCAGAGCAAAAGATATTGACTGGACACACAGTAACCTCTCCTATGTTAGTAGGTATTGTTACCGATAACCAAGGCTTCAGCTCAAACGCTGATGAGATAGAAGTAGCAGCACGTTATTTTTACAACGCTACTATACAACCGTTCCAAGAGTTAATGACTGACGCTATAGATAAGATTCTATCGTTTAACAATATTGCTTTAGACCTTTACTTCAGAAGATTAAACTTACTCGAAGATATAGAGATTAAAGAACAGGAAGAGGAACAAGCAGCAGAGCAGAAGTTAAGCTCACAGCTTGACGACTTATTAGCTGAGTTTGGCGAAGATGAGGACGAAGAGTGGGAGCTTATAGATAGCCGAGAAGTTGACTACGACGAAGAGGACGAACTAGACGCTCAAATCACGGAATGGGAGGAGTCTATGAAGCCTAAAAAAAGCCTATTATCTAAAATTTATAATTTAGTAAGCACAGGAACGGCAAGGGGTAACGCTTCAAGCAAACAAGACAAGGAAGTAGACGGGTTCTTTTTTAAAGTACGTTATAAATATGTAGGTAATGAAGCACCTGAACGCGACTTTTGTAAGGCTATGATGGCTAAACAAAATCGTATATTTAGAAAAGAAGATATTGATAAAATGGGTAGCAGTATTGTAAACGCTGGCTTTGGAGAGTTTGGCGCAGATACATACGATATATTTAAGTTCAAAGGCGGCGCGCGTTGTCATCATAAATGGGAGCGTAGAACGTATGTAAGTGCTACACGTTCAATAGATGTTAATAGTCCGAATGCGACTACAGTAGGAACGAGAGTAGCGGAAGTTAAAGGGTACACAGTTAGAAACCCGTTTGAAGTTTCAATTTACCCGAATAACTTACCACGTAAAGGATTTAGCCCGAATAATAAAAATTTACCTAGCGACGCAATATAATGGCAAAAGCACTACTAATAACTAGAGACGATATAGTAAAAAAGACTGCGTTAAATGGTAACGTGGACGTTGACTTGTTTATTCAGTTCGTAAACATAGCACAGGACACTCATATCCAAAACTATTTAGGAACTGACCTACTCGAAAAGATACAAGCTTTAATAGTAGCGGGAACGTTAGACGACGTTGTAAACACGGACTATAAAGCACTATTATTAGACTACGTGAAAAGTCTTCTTATTCATTGGGCAATGGTTGAATATTTGCCTTTTGCTAGCTACACAATAGCTAATAAGGGAATGTACAAACACGGATCAGAAAACAGCGAAACAGTAAGCAAGAACGAAGTAGACTTTTTAATAGAAAAACAGCGAGACATAGCACAGCACTATACTAGGAGATTTATAGATTATATGTGTTTTAATCAAAGTAAGTTTCCTGAGTATTACAGTAATAGTAACGGAGATATGTACCCTAGTAGCGAGAGCGACTTTGGGGGCTGGGTAATATAGAAATATGAAGAAATACGAGCCAAAACAGACGAACGTAATTAAGTTAAAAAAGTACATTAAAAAGCTAAACAATGGCAGACAGCAGAATAAGTGATTTAACAGCCGTAGTGACACCTTTGCTAACGGACGTGTACGCAGTTGTGCAAGGCGGGGAGACTAAGAAGATAACACTAGAGCAGATTAAGGATAGGATAGAGTTGTTACCTGTATTCACTATCGAGTTAATTGATGTGTTAACGGTGGACTTTTACGCGCCTTTTGATATGCAAATTAATACAGTTACGGACTTAGTAAACTTACCGACTACGACTTTAGAGGTAGGAGGAGTTGCTTATGTTTTAGCTGACCCAATTAACGCGGGAGACAAAATAACAGTAACAGCAGATACGGCTGCGGTTGTTCAGTTAAACGCGGAACGTATATAAATATTGTTGTAATATGATTAGAGATATTTACATAAAAGGCGTAGCAGCGGGTGCTGCTGACACGGATATAGAAGTCAATGGAGTTGCTGAGGGTAGCGTTGGGGTAGGTTCTACACTTGATATCCAGTTAACTGACGGAGTTGACCCTGTTACACCTGACGCGGTAGTGTTGGTTGGTACTACTTTGACTATTGAAGTGCCTAGCGGTGGCGGTTGGGTACGTACAGCAGATTGGTTAACTATGCCCGCTTTAACTAGTTCAGATGAAGAGATAGCAATACTTCACGCGGTATGGAATAACGACAATAACTATGCTGCTTTTAGATGTACAACAAGTGCGGGTAACTACGATGTAGATTGGGGAGATGGCACAACTACAAGCCATGCAAGTAATACAACGGCAGAACATCAATACAATTATGCTACTTATGATGTTGGTGGAGCTACTTTATCAACTAGAGGGTACAAGCAAGCTATAATAAGAATAACACCATCAACGGGAACACTAGCTACTTTTAGCAGTAACTTTAAATATACGGGACAAAATCAAAATTATGCAACGGGGTTTTTAGATGTATTGTTGAGTATGCCTAGCGCTACTAGTGGACAAAGTATATTGTTTCAAAGTTCTAACCGATATTTGGAGCAAGTACATATTTTAAATAGCGGGGCAATGGCTAATGCTTCTTATATGTTTCAAGGTTGCAACTCACTGCAAAACGTACCTTTGTTTGACACTAGTAGTGTTACTATTATGAGTAGTATGTTTATCGGTTGCAACTCACTACAATCAGTACCTTTGTTTGACACAAGTATTGTTACAAATATGAGTAGTATGTTGCAAAATTGCACTTCACTACAATCAGTACCATTATTTAACACAAGTATTGTTACAAATATGAGTAGTATGTTGCAAAATTGCACTTCACTACAAGAAATACCATTATTTAACACAAGTAGTGTTATAAATATAGGTTTTTTAGTGACCGCTTGCACCGCACTACAAAGCCTACCATTATTAGACACTAGTAGTGTTACTAGTATGAGTGGTATGTTTCAAGCTTGCTCATCAATAAAAGAAATACCAACGTTAGTTACTACTAACGTTAGTAATATGACAAACTTTGCCATTTTATGTTGGTCAATGTCAAAAACAGATATAGTATGTCGTGCATCCGTTAACTTTCTAAACAACCAACTATCACAAGCAGAACTAGTAAACATCTTTAACAACTTATTAGATAGAACATTACTAGCAGCAGCTAACATAAACATAACGGGTAACTATGGTGCAAGTGCTTTAACAGTACCCGAGAGAGCAATCGCAACGGCTAAAAATTGGACAATAACAGGATAATGGAAGACACAAGCGGATTTTACAAGGAAGTAAGTGCTAACGAGTGGTGGGTAGGTATCAACTTTGTTTATGCACCTACTTACACACTAGAGCGAAACGGTAATAGAGTGAGTATAGACGGGTGGGAATGGCACGATACAGCACCACTAGAGTATATTATTTGGGAGCAATCACAAAATATAGGAGAATGAAGACTAGCACTTTTATAGGGTATATAATAACAAGCTTAGCGGTATTTTTAACACCGATAGCTCCGTTAATGGTCGTAGTAGCTTTAGCAATAGTTATAGATACGTTTCTAGGCTTATACAAGGCATATAGAACTAAGCAGACTATAACAAGTCACAAACTAAGTAGGGTAGCCTTTAAAGTGCTTTTCTATGAGTTATTGATAGTTATACTTTATCCTATAGATGTTTATATAATGGACGGGAGTATTTACGGAATAAGCCACTTATTGACTAAGGGAGCTTGTTTGTTACTCGTTTTCATAGAAGCTTTAAGCGTAGATGAAAACATAAAAGCCATAAATAATAATAAAGGTTTCGAGTTTTATTTTAAAAAATTATTACTTTTGTTCCGTAAAGGCAAAGAAGCCTTATCAGATATGAAGAAAAAACTATGAGAGATATTAGATACATCGCGGTACATTGCACAGCAACTAGCCAAAATGTAAAAGTTGAAACTATCTTAAAAAATTGGAAAGCGTTAGGATGGAAGCGTCCAGGCTATCACTACCTAATCGACAAAGACGGGGTAATACATAACCTACACCCTGAGGAGCAGTTTAGTAACGGAGTAAAAGGTTACAATATGCAAACTATTAACGTGTGTTACATTGGGGGCGCTAAAGTAGATGACCGCACAGACGCACAGAAAGCTATCATGCTAGGACTTTTAAAAGATTTAAAGGGTAGATATCCAAACGCACTTATTCAAGGTCATAGAGACTTTCCAAACGTAAACAAAGCCTGTCCACGATTTAACGCAAAAGAGGAATACAATTTTTAAATAACAATAGAATGAAATTAGAAAAACTAGGTAAAAATGTACACAAAATTTATTTTGACACTAACAAAGCTAAAATCGCGATTCTATCTGATTTACATTGGGATAATCCAAAGTGCGATAGGCAACTATTAAAAAAGCATTTAGACTACTGCTTAGAACATAAGATACCAGTGCATATAAACGGCGATATGTTTTGTTTAATGCAAGGACGCGGAGACAGACGTAGTTCAAAGTCGGACATACTTCCTGAGCATAATAACTCAAAGTATTTAGATAGTATTGTACAGACGGCTGTAGAATGGTTTACACCTTACAAAGACATATTAACTGTTATTGGATATGGTAACCATGAGACTGCTATTATAAAGTGGCAGGAAACGGATATACTGCAAAGATTTGTAGACTTGTTTAACATGACTAACGGCACAGAAATTTATACAGGTGGTTATGGTGGTTGGATGATTTACGAACTGAAATTATCAAACACTAAAACAACATTTAAACATAAATACTTTCACGGCTCAGGTGGCGGAGGAGTTGTTACTAAAGGAGCTATAAACCTAACTAGAGCGACTGAGATGTATGAGGGTTTTGATATATTCAGCATGGGGCATATACACGAAAATAGCTGCCGTAATGATTCAATAGAAATACTATCTACTCAGAATGGGTGCTATGATGTTAAATTAAAAGAAATACATTTAGCTCTGACAGGAACGTATAAAGAAGAGTACGGAGATGGTTCGAAAGGGTGGCACGTTGAGAGAGGTGCGCCACCAAAAACAGTAGGGGGTAGAATACTAGATTTGAGTTTTAAACAACCCAGTATAGACGGAATAAGAAAAACAATTACAAACGTAGATAGTTATAAGTTTCCGATATGAAACACTTATTAATAATACTTTTATTCGCTTCATGTTCTCCGACGTGGCACGTTAAAAAGGCTATTAAGAAAGGTTGGACACCCGAAAAGGAGACTATCACAAATAGAACCTTTAAACTGCTACCTATTCACGACACTATCACAAATGAGGTAGTAAGAGTTGACACAATACACGAACTAGAAACGCGTACCATATACCAAGACCGACCTTTGCTAAGATATGAGACTAGATTGATACGCGACACGGTTAGAATTATACAACGCGCAGAAACTAGGCAAAAAGACGCGCAAAGCAAAGCTAAGGTAAAAGTAGCCAAGCAAGAGAACAAACGCTCTAAATGGTGGCTCTATATGCTTATAGGTGGCGCGTTGGTTTATTTCCGTAATGACCTATGGAAAATAATCAAATTTCTAATTTCACAACTTCCTTTTTAACATAGTTTTATTTAGTTGTTTTTCAAGCAGTTACAAAATAATTACAAAAAAGTTTGTAAATAATTACAAAAAAACTTGCACGAACGAAACTTGTGTATTATATTTGTAGAAACAATTAAACAAAAAGAAATTATGACAAAGAAACATTTAGAATCAGCCATTAAAAAAATAAATGAAATGTTAATAATGGCTAAAACTGACTCTTCTATTGATGTGAAAGATTTAAAAGCAGAAAGAGATAATGCTCGGAGAGAACTAAACAAAATTAGAAGAGCAGCATCCTACACTGCATTAACAATTAAAAACAAATAACATGAATCAAGATTGGTTAGAAGTAGATGGCTTAAATATCGAGTTTAAATATTCGTTTTGGGCAAAAGATGAAAGTGTAGGTATAATGTTAGACGATTACTCTTATGAAATTATGCACGTTTGGGTAGATAACAGCGTAGTAATGGAAGTCGACATTTTGCCTATTTTGTCAGGTAATAACTTGGCAAGAGTTGAAGAAAGAGTAGAAAACTATTTAAACAACAAGTAATGCTATACAAAGTAAAAGTAAAAGGACAAACTATCTTCCGTAACTCAGCGGAAGAAGTGGCAAAGATTTGCAAGTGTTCAGCTTCTAATATTTACACACGATTAGGGCGCAAAGGAATTAAGAGTGATATTATTAACGGGGTCGAAGTGACCATAATAGAAAGTATATGAGAGTAAGAACAAACGACGGAAAAGAGGGAACTATAATAGAGAGAAAAACTAACCAAGTTATAGTAAAGTTTAACAACGGATTGGTAAAAGCTTACCGACCTGAGCAAGTGCAGGAAATAGGAACTCCAGCTAATAGCTTAAAGCCACCGAGCCGAGAACGTGACACACTTATAAGTAAATATCAAACTATGTTAGACGAGTGCAGAAACGATGGAGCAAAAGCAGTTTTAGTAATGATTTTAAACGATTTAAAATGAAAGTATACAAGAAAAGCTACATTAGGCAAATAGATGAGAT